GCCCCCTCCAGTTGTGTGTGTAGGAAGAAATTACCTACTCAATGCAACGAGCTTGCGCTCACCCGGCGGAACAGGGTAACCATGCAGACTGCCTCCAAGGGAGGTAGGATACACGGTAGCCCAGTTCCATACTGCGTGTCAGGATGACCTTTGGCCGCCAACCAGACAGACCCCTTGTGGGGGCGTGTATGGTGGCGTCTCCGTCCCAGCCGTTTGGCTGATGGAAAAAACTCTCATGGCTTAAAACGCCGTCGAGAGCACCAAGGAGCAACGTTGACTCACAGTATTTAGCGGACGTCAGAGTTTTGTCTGACGCTGCCGGTATGACTGATCTAAACCTCGGTGTCGAGCCGTGGCGCACGGTCCAAGTTTGTCCCCGATCGTCCCAAAGAACACCTGGTAGCCCATAAGGCCCCCGGCAGTTCCTCAAGTCTTTCGGGATTTGGTCAATGCAGATCAGCTTCGCTCTTCTCAGGTCGACGTGTAAGTTGCGCTCTATCCTCACGATCTTGTTGTGCCACTCGATCCAGTGAATCGGATTCCGTGGCAAGCTCGTGAATCGACAGGGCGTCACGTCGTGTCCATTAAAGTAATCCCCCCCACAGCTTTCGCGGAAAGGAGAATCACCCGAGAAGGACTTGCTCTCATTTGGCTCTAGCCCGCAATACCTCAAAAGAACATAGAGGTCGCGGACGAAGTCTTCTGGGACAATGATGTCATCACCGAAGACCCAACAATCCCTACCTGGTTGCAGGCCAAGGCCAGCTAACAGTGAGGAGAAAAGTAGGGTTTCAAGCTCAAACGTGTAACCATTGCCCATTGCGGAAAACATTTCGAGGCGGAATCTTTTGCCTTTGTATGTCACATGCGTCTTTCTGCATGCGTCTAATACCTTAAACCACCTAGGTGGCAAGAGGTACTCGACGAATTTCCGCGAGAGCGTATTGCTTGCATTTTTTAAGTCGATGGTTGCTAGGTCCTTGGACCAACTGCCACGTGCCGCAAGGCACTTATGACGCGTCTGAGCGGATGATTTGCTCATGTTTAGCTTCCCAAGTACGCGACTCAAAGCACGTCCATACCCCAATTGCACGCCAAGCATGGCAAGCGACTGTGGGATGATGGTACGGTGAGTTAATGCGTTCTTGTCAACGAAAAGGAGTTTGTCAGACTCATCAACGTCGAACGACCCGTTCACGACCCAGTGGCGATACACACTATGCTCTTCGAGCATCGGTGCGATCTCCGTCAGGAACCGTGAACTCACACTATGTTGCCTTGCAGCTAGTTTATCGTAGTACGACAACCCGTAGCTTGTTCTCAAGGCCTTCGCCTCATAGACCGAGCCGCCGGAAAAGCGAATTTCTGGACGCGGTGGTTCATCACCAAGCGCGCGTTGTAACCAGAAACGTGCCCTGCTAAGTTTGTCTGCGATCAGGTGATCGCCGTCGGAGCCGTATGGCCCAAACTCAAGCAGTAACCGGAAGCGATCGTTCGTACGTTTATTTTGCATCTCACCCTCTAGAAAGGAGGTATAAGCGCTCTTTTCACGCTGCTCATCCGTTAGCCCAGGCAAGCCTGGGAGCTTCCGGACTAAATCGATGACCTGGCGGTCCACCGCGTAGTGATACCACGAGGTGTAATGGCCAGGGTCGATCTTGAGCTGAACTAGGTCGAGCCAATTGCTATCACTAGCAAGTTTCGCAGCTTTCGCCGCTAGGCTGTGAGGCAGGTGCCGGAAGATTTCGCGCACCACTTTGGTAAACACCATGACTTTCCCTTTCATATGAAACAAGGAGGTATAACGAGAAGACTCCCGCTACACATAGTACGATGAACGACTGCTTGCTCACGGTTAAGTGAAGCTGTAGCCGATCACGACTTGGTCTTGCACGGCCGTCAGCAAGTGGTTATGCTGGGCCACCAGTTCCTCCTTCAAGGCGTCGTCGACGCCCATCGGGAGGTGATAGGTGGTTTCGGCCATGATGACGTCAGTCACGGTATCAACACCAGCAACGTTCGCAACAACAGGGTGAAGAGTCTTCACCGTGATGCGCCGCATGGTGCGAGCGGTATTACCGCGCGCCGACATGGACATGCTCGGACGGAAGTTTTGCTTCCCGGAAGCACTGCGAACGGCCCACAGGGCCGCCTGGCCATCGCCAGAGGACCCAAGGACTGCGTTGTAGGTGGTGTCAGTGGTGTTGTCGGATTTCTTGACAACGATGTCAGCGATACTCGCCATGGTAGACTCCTAAAAATAGTTATTGTCCGAATTTTGATTCACGTAACCCCTGGACAAGGAGACTACATGCTGTTAAAGCACGCGTAACCGAAAGGTGCGGAACACTCACGTGTACAATAGGGGTCGGGATGTACCCGACCTCACGCACCATCCTGACGCCCTCGACTGTCCCTTTAAAGTGATCCCACGAAGGTGGGTACCCAAGGGATGGCTTCACAATCCACTCCACCTGCGCGCTCGTTTTCACAAAGCGCGTGTAATAGGTATTACTCAAGGAGAGACCAAGCGTTTCCGTGAAGCTCCCGATGAACTCGGAGATATTCACGGCCCAGCCTAGCAACCAAGAGAAAGGAGTAGTATCCCAAGCAGTTTGAAGCGGGTTGACTAGACCCAACTGCGAGGCGAGAAAAAGGTTCGGATTCACCACCTGCACTGTTGTTCCAACTTTGATTTTCAACCTAGCGCCCCCACTTTCATGGGAGTAGTGCCAGGAAGAGTCCTCGTTGTTGATTTCAGTGTTGGCTGTGGCCGAGCCCGTGTAACGATTCTCGGGGAAGTCTTTCGACAGAAAGTCGAGGCTAACCTGTACATCACTGATGGTAGGAGCGATGGCGAACCACCACTCCAACCAAGCAGCACCGGCGTCCTTTGCTCGTCCTCGTGCCCCTTGCGAGGGCGACTTTGGACGAACAGCGAAGCCGGCTCTGATACGCTTGATATCGGCCTTGCGAAGGCCACCTACAATGTTCCGTAGGCTATTAAGACGCATAGTGATGAGATCGAGTGTGTCGCCAAACTCGGCGGCCGCAGTCAGTAGCTCAGACCCCCCAGTGTTAATCTGGTCAAACAATCGCGAACGAGCCTTTGTGAGGCACGCTGCGAATCCAGGAAAACTATCTGGGGACATCACATACTGATAGGTTGAGGGCCATTGGGAACTATTGCAGTCAGGGTTCCCATGACTGTTCATCGAATCACTGTCAGTGTATTCGAAATCTAACGTGTCACAATACAGGGCAGCTCCAGTGAACGGCTTTTGGCCGGACCCGAAGCGCCTGTAGAACCGGCGGTAGCCGTTTGTGTACAGGACGCCACCATCGCTATAAGGGGGAAACCTCACAGCGATAGTTTTGTCTTTACGATAGATACTCATAAAACCTCCGTTTGCACAGAGATGTGCGACGAGTGAACAGGCCATGCGGTTAGCATGGACTTTGCGCGAATGCGCTGTGGGTTCAACCCACTAAGACGAGGAATGCCCTAGGGCGGGCCACCATACGGT